TTCGGATCGGTTTCACCCCAATTTCCTCAGGGGCCACGAGGTTGTCGCCTTGGCGGATGTGGTCGATTACGAAGATGGGCTTGCTATCGCACCCGAAGTCATGGCCGCACGCTTGATGAAAGGTCCATCGGACAAGGGACCTGTCTGGGTGTCCGGTGATGGCGGCATTCTGATCGTCCACGGCCAATGGCATGAATTCACCGGCGGCAAACAGAAGATCGCCGTTGCCATGCTTGCCGAAGCATGGTGCGATAAAGACCCCGTTCTGCCGGTTGCGCGCATCCTCGAGGAAGCTCAGTGTGGGACATCCGTGCGGCGCCTGAAAGATCTTTTCGGTGGGCATCGCACTTGGCAGGAGGTGATCCGAGAGAGCGGCTCCAGTTGCTGGCTTGAAGTGTGATCCTGCAAAATTGCGAGCATCAGGCCGTCCTTCGGGGCGGCTTTTTTCATTTTTTGGCGCTTTAAGCGCATTCCTCCCCTCTCCCCTCCCTTTCTCCTCCCCGTCTCCTCCCTGAACGTCCCGCATTCTCCTTCGCAGGCATTGGGCCAAACACGAAGGAGTTGACGATGACAGTCACACATTTGAACCAGACCGAACTGGCGGCACGCTGGAAGGTCAGCCCGCGCACGCTTGAGCGCTGGCGCTGGACGGGCGAAGGGCCCGCCTACATCAAGATCGGCGGCCGGGTGGTCTATCGCCTCGAGGACATCGAAGCCTACGAGGTGAGGCGGCAATGCGCGAGCACCGCCGACAAGCCCCGCACGATGTCGGCGTAAGGGGGCGAACATGACGATACCCAACCACATCACCCTCGATGACATCCACCGCATGCCGGTTGGCGAGATCGCGGCACTGCCTGCGGGTCAGTTGGCCATGCTGAAAGATGCGGCCGATGAGCGGCTCAAACAGGCCAAAATGGTCGCCGACTGGCTCGATGGCGCGATTTCCATAAAATACGCCGACCGCGCGGCCGCGTGTCGCCTCGATGCGGGCAAGGACACGGGCAGGATCCACTTCGAAGACGGGGACGTCACGGTCATTGTCGATCTGCCAAAGAGGATCGACTGGGATCAGGCGCTGCTCGCGCAGATCGCCGAGAACATCGCCTCAGCGGGCGAAGACCCGGCGGAGTTCATCGACACGACGCGGAAGGTGCCGGAACGCAAATACACTGCCCTGCCTGAGAGCTGGCGCAAGGGGTTTGAGCCCGCGCGCACGGTCAAAACCGGCAAGCCGAAGTTCCGCCTGGTGCTGGGTGAGGAGGTGCGCTGATGGCTATTTCACTTGCATCTCTCAGCAACACCAGCACGCTCACGCCGCCGCGCGTTCTGATGCACGGCGTCGCCGGTATAGGCAAATCGACATTTGCCGCCGATGCCGACCGGCCTGTTTTTGTCATGACCGAGGACGGACTTGGCAAGCTGCAGGTTCCGCATTTTCCGCTGGCGGCGAGCTATGCGGAGGTGGCCGAGGCGCTCGATGCGCTGCTGAATGAGGACCACGACTTCGGCACGGTCGTCGTTGACAGTGTCGACTGGCTCGAGCCGTTGATCTGGGCTGAAGCCTGCAAGCGCAACGGCTGGGCGTCGATCGAAACCCCGGGCTTTGGCAAGGGTTACGCCGAGGCGCTGACCATCTGGCGCGAATATCTCGACAAGCTAAATGACCTGCGCGACCAGAAGGGCATGGCGATCATCCAGATCGCGCATACCGACATCAAGCGTTTCGACAGCCCCGAGCACGAGCCCTACGACCGTTATGTGATCAAGCTGCAGACCCGCGCATCCGCCCTGCTGCAGGAGCACTCGGACGTCGTGCTCTTTGCCAACTACCGGATCTCGGTCGCCAAATCCGATGTCGGCTTCAACAAGAAAGTCACCCGCGCGATGAGCTCGGGCGAGCGCGTCATGCACACCGAGGAACGACCCGCCTTCCTTGCCAAGAACCGTTACGGCCTGCCGGACACGCTGCCCCTTTCCTGGGCAGAGTTTCTTGCGGCCATGCCCCAACCCGAATGAACCAGACCTGAAAGGACAAACCCATGGCACGTTTTGAAAGCGCCTTTGATGCATCGGGCGTCGAGCCCACCACCGCCTACGAGCTTCTGCCCGCTGGCAAATACCAGGCCCAGATCGTTGAGAGCGAGATGCGCGTAACTCGCAACGGCATGGGCCAGTTTCTCTGGCTTATGCTCGATATTCTGGACGGGCCGCACAAGGGCCGGAAGATCTTTGATCAGCTGAACCTCGTGAACCCGAACCCGACCACGGTGGAAATCGCGCAGCGGACGCTCTCGGCGATCTGTCACGCCACCGGCAAGATGCAGGTCAGCGACAGCGAGGAGCTGCATCTCATCCCGATGACCATTCAGGTGACGGTGAAACCGCCCAAGAACGGTTACGGCGAGAGCAATGCGATCCGCTACATGGTGCCGGAACCCGGCGCGGCGGCTCCACAGGCAACAGCCCCGGCGCCAGCGCCAACGTCTGCACCGACAGTGGCTTCTTCGGCCCCTGCAAAGATGGCCTCGGCTCCCTGGAACAAGAAGGGCTGATCACCTGCGCTGTCCCGGTTCCCACCACCGGGGCAGCGCCCATACACATCTGAGGATATTTCCATGACTGACCTGAACCACGCAGCCCCCGCGGCTGCGACCAGCACCGCTTTGCCTGACGACAAGCGCCGGCTGATCGAACTTGATGATGCCATTGCCAAGATCCGCACCCAGATTGCGACCGCCGATCTGGCACGCCAGCGGGACCAGAAACCGATCGATCCCGACTGGTTCCACCGGGCGCGGACGGCGCTGCGCCATCTTTGCCGTGAGCGGGCCGAACTGCTGGCGCAAGGCACTGGCCGTCGCCGCCGCGAAAAGCTGAAAGATGTTCTGATCGCAATATTGCGCGAGCGCCACGATGCGAACACCTGGGAGGCCCTTCTGGCCGAGGCCCGCGCCCGCCGTGAACGGGGGGATCTGTGATGGCTGAACTTCCCGAAGCCCCCACACCGACGCTGACGGCGATCTATGCCGATTACGAGGCCCGCCAGGGCGATGGTTTTCGCGATCATCTGGGCGCCTCGATCATCGGCAAATCCTGCGCGCGCGCTCTCTGGTATGATTTTCGCTGGATCACGCCTGCACGTCATACCGGCCGCTTGCTGCGCCTTTTTGAGACCGGACAGCTGGAAGAGGACCGGCTCGTGCGCAACCTGCGCGCCACCGGCGCCACCGTGCTCGACGTCGACCCGGAAACCGGCCGCCAGTTTCACGTCGAAGCGCATGGCGGGCATTTCGGCGGCTCGCTCGATGGCGTGGCGCTTGGCCTCCTTGAGGCCCCGAAAACCTGGCATGTGCTGGAATTCAAGACGCATTCGGCGAAGAGCTTTGCCGATCTGACCGCCAAGAGCGTGGTGCTGTCAAAGCCCCAGCACGCCGCGCAGATGCAGATCTACATGCACCTGACCGGCATCACCCGCGCGCTTTATGTGGCGGTCTGCAAGGACACGGATGCGCTCCATATCGAGCGGATCAAGGCCGACCGGGAAATGGCCGAGCGGCTGCTGGAAAAGGCTGGGCGGATCATCTTTGCACAACATCCGCCGGCGCGGATCAGCGAGGATCCCGCCTGGTTCGAATGTCGGTTCTGCAACCACCATGCAGTCTGCCATGAAGGCGGTGGCGCGGCCGTGACCTGCCGGTCCTGTCTGCATTCGACCCCTGTCGGAGCGCTTCCAGAAGAAGTGGGCACCGGTTCTTTGTCCGGAAGCGCGACCGCTCAATCCGCTGGATGGCACTGCGCCCGGCACGACCGGATGCGCGCTTCAGCCGAGCAACGCGCGGCCTGCGAGCGCCATCTCTTCATCCCCGATCTCGTGCCGGGTGAGGTCATCGATGCGGGTGACGATGTCGTCACCTACCGCATGTCCGATGGCACCACCTGGAAAAATGACGCCCGCATCCCGGAGGCCCAATCATGCTGACTCTGCGCCCCTATCAACAGGCCGCGATCACGTCGATCTACGGCTATTTCCAGAACAGCACCGGCAACCCGCTGGTGGTCATTCCTACCGCCGGGGGCAAGAGCCTCGTCATGGCATCCTTCATCGAGGGCGTGCTGAAGGCCTGGCCCGATCAGCGCATCCTCGTTGTCACCCATGTGCGCGAGTTGATCGCGCAGAACCATGCCGAGATGATTGGCCTCTGGCCCGAAGCGCCCGCCGGCATCTATTCGGCGGGGCTCGGCAAGCGCGAAGCGCAGGCGCGCGTTCTCTTTGCCGGCATCCAGTCCGTTCACGCCCGCGCCGCCGAGATTGGCCATACCGATCTGGTGATGATCGACGAAGCGCATCTGATCCCGGGCAAGTCGAACACCATGTATCGGCGGTTTCTCGATGCGCTCTCTGCAATCAACCCGGCGCTGAAGGTGATCGGTCTGACCGCCACACCATTCCGGCTCGACAGTGGTATGCTACATGAAGGAAAGAATGCGCTCTTCACCGACATCGCCTATGAGGCCCCGGTCCGGGATCTGATCGACCAGGGTTATCTCAGCCCGCTGATCTCGAAACAGCCCGAGACCCGGTTTGATGTGTCCAATGTCGGCACCCGCGCTGGCGAGTATATCGCGCGCGATCTGGCAGCGGCCGTCGATCATGACGCGATCACCCGCGCCGCTGTTGCCGAGATCATCGCACACGGTCAGAACCGCGAATCGTGGCTGGTCTTCTGCTCGGGTGTTGAGCATGCGCGCCATGTGGCTGAAGAGTTCCGTCGTCGGGAGATTACATGCGCCACAATCTTCGGGGATACGCCCAAGGACGAGCGCGATGCGATCATCGCCGCCTTCAAGCGCGGCAAAATCCGCGCACTGGCCTCGATGGGGGTGCTGACGACCGGGTTCAACGCACCGGCCGTGGACCTGATCGCGCTCCTGCGTCCCACAAAATCCGCCGGGCTTTATGTGCAGATGGTCGGCCGTGGCACACGCCTCAGCCCCGGCAAGGAAAACTGCCTCGTTCTCGATTTTGCCGGCAATGTGCGCCGCCATGGGCCGATCGATCTGGTGCGCCCCAGACGCCCGGGGGACGGCAATGGCAGAGAGGCGCCGACCAAGGTCTGTCCGGAGTGCGACAGCATCATCGCGCTCTCGGCCACGGAATGCCCCGATTGCGGGTATGAATTCCCGGCGCGCGAGGTGAAAATCGCACCGACCGCGGCCACACTGCCGGTGCTTTCGCCCAAAAAAGCCGAGTGGATACCGGTGCATGGCATTTCTTATGATCGCCACGACAAGCGGGGCGGGCTGCCCTCGCTCAGAGTGACCTATATCTGTGGTTTGAAAAATCACAGCGAGTGGATCTGTTTTGAGCATCAGGGCTATGCGCGCCGAAAGGCCGCTGAATGGTGGCGTAAGCGCGCGCCCGATTTGCCGGTGCCGTTGAGCGTCGATGAGGCGCTCTTGCAAGCGCATCGTCTGGCGCGCCCAAGCGATATCTCGATCCGCCCCTCGGGCCGCTTTTTTGAAATCACCGGCTACAGGTTTGCCCCATGCACCAATCCCACCCCGGCCTCTGCGCCGTCTGCCACCGGGAACCTCGCGGCTTTGGCTGGTTCAACCGGGACTTTGCCCGCACGGACCCCCGGCGCGATGTCAGCCGCAAACAGCTTTGCAGCCGCGCCTGCCAAAACATCTGCCACGGGAGGCAAGGTATGATCGACCCCACCCCCAATGAGAGCGAAGCGATGCGCGTTGGTGGCCAGGAAGGCGGCCAATATCTCGAAAGCATCGGCAAGAGCGATCTGGCAACGTTGTCGGTGGCCGAATGGGACCTCTTCATCGATGCCATCATCACCGCATATTGCGATCACTTGCGCGAGATTGCCGCGCGCGATCGGGCCCGGCTCGATGCCATGACCCCGGAGGTGCCGTTCTGATGGCTGATACATCGTTCATGGCGCGTTTCGGCGCGCGGCTCGTTACCAACGGCTATGCCATTTTGCCAATCGGTCCGGGCACCAAGAAGCCCGGGCAGTTCAAGCGCGGCGCATGGGTCGACTATCCCGAGTGGAACCGCCATGCCGCGCGCCCAACGACCGAGGTCGAAGTTGCGACCTGGTCCGCCTGGCCCGATTGCGGCGTCGGTATAGTTGGCGGCGCGGTTGCTGCGATCGACATCGATATTGCCGATGATGCTGATCTGGCAATCCGCATTGAAAAGCGCGCTCGCGACTGCTTTGGCGATACGCCAGCGCTCAGGATTGGCAAGGCGCCAAAGCGGATGCTGATCTACCGCACGGCCACCCCTTTCCGGGGCATCAAACGCCATCCGCTGGAAGTGCTCTGCCTCGGTCAGCAATTCGTGGCCTATGCGGAGCACCCCGCCACCCACGCGCCTTATGTGTGGCCCGAGGAGGGGCTTGCCGACATCGATATCAGCGACTTGCCAGAGATCACGGCCGAGGCCGCGGCAGCGTTTCTGGAAGAAGCCACGGCGCTGCTTCCCGAAGCCCTGCGCCAACGTGGTTTTGCCAAAGCCTCACCTGACGCCGAACATCTGCGCAGCCACAGCCAGGTCGGCACATTGCCGGCAATCGAGGCGGCGCTTGCCTGGTTGCCGAACGCGGAGCTCGATTACGACAGCTGGATGCGCATCGGCATGGCGCTGAAAGGTGCCCTTGGCGATGATGGCGCCGATTTGTTTTTTGCGTGGTCCGCCCAGGCGGCCAAGGATGTTGCCGAAACCACGGCCAAGGCCTGGGCGAGCTTCAAGCCGGATCGCATCGGTGCAGGCACGATTTATCACCTTGCCATGGAGCGCGGCTGGAAGCCCGATGGGGCGCTGCGGCTCGATGGCTCTGTTGCGAATGAAAGCGTGCATCCGGCCGCGGGGTTGTTGTCGGCCCTCAAGGATGCGCATTCCGAACCTGGCTTGTCTCCGGGCGAGGATAAGCCTGTCCAGTCCAGAGTGCCTCCGGCTCCCACGCTTGATCGGCTGGATGGTGTGTTGAAGCTGATGGTGGATCATATTGTTGCCAGTGCCATTCGCCCGCAACCCTGGCTCGCGGTCGGGGCGTCTCTCACCGCTCTTGGCACTTTGATGGGTCGCAAGGTGCGCACCGAAAGCAATCTGCGCTCGAACCTCAACGTGGTCGGCATTGCCGAAAGCGGTGGCGGCAAAGATCACGCCCGCAAGGCAATCAAGGAGATCTTCGCTCAGGCGGGTTTTGAGGCCCATCTCGGGGGTGAGCGGATTGCCTCTGGCGCCGGGCTGATATCGGCGCTGACACGCCAGCCATCCTCGCTGTTCCAGATCGACGAGTTCGGGCGTTTCATGGCCAATGTGGTCGACAAGCGCCGCGCGCCCAAGCACCTTTCTGAAATCTGGGATCTGTTTACCGAACTGGCGACCAGTGCCGGCACCACCTTCATGGGGGCTGAATATGCCGACCAGAAGGAACGCCCGCGTCAGGACATCATCGAGCCCTGCGCCTGCGTGCACGGCGTCAGCGCACCCGGCCCGTTCTGGGATGCGCTCTCCAGCGGGTCACTTCAGGATGGCAGTCTGGCGCGATTTCTGGTGTTCCGCAGCGATGATGACATTCCCGATCGCTCCCGTCGTCCGGCCTCGCTTTCTGACATTCCCAAGGCGCTGCTGAAAGGTGTCAGGGCCGTGGCATCGGTCGGCGCAGGGGCGCGGGGTAATCTTGCGCAAGCGGGCGCAGCCACCATTCGCCCCGAACCGATCACTGTCCGGATGTTGCCCGAGGCCGTCGCGATCTTTGATGCACTGGACGAAGACATGACCACCCGGCAACGTGCGGCCCTGGGGACAGATCAGGCGGCTGTTCTCGCCCGTGTCTGGGAAAACACGGCAAAAATTGCACTGATCAAGGCGGTGAGTGCCAATCCCCGTGCGCCAGCCATTCGCGGCATAGATGCCGAGTGGGCGCGTGATCTGGTGGCCCATTGTGCCGCCACGCTTCTGGTCCAGGCCGAGCGCTATATCGCGGATACCGAAGCCGAACGGCACCACAAGCGGGTGCTGGAAATCATCCGGAAAGCTGGCAAGAACGGTATCAAACAGCGTGATCTGACCCGCAAATGCCAGTTTCTCGACCCGAAAACCCGGCGTGAGACATTGGACTCGCTGCAGGAGAGCGAACAAATCACGGCATTCAAATCCCAGAGCGGTGGTCGGCCGGCCCGGTTCTATCGCATTGTCTCGGGGACTTATGACAACGTCAAAGTTCCGTCAATTGACGGAAGTTGAAGGGTAAGAACTTGAAAATCTTAAGAAAAATACTTCCGTCAATACGTCAAGCGTCACAAGGAAACAGATACCCCCAGAGAGATAGATACCATGGCATTTTTTGGAGGATCTATGGAAGTGTTGACGTAATGACGTAAGTATAATTTATTAATAATAATAGTACTTTAAGAGAAAAACTTCCGTCAAACTTCCGTCAAATCGACTTTGACGTAAATGACGGAAGTCGATCAGACCTGACCCCCTTTTTCGGGGCCTGGCGAGACCGCAGCCTTCACCGGCCAGCCCTCTCGCCTAGCTCGCCAAAGCGAAGAGGAGGTCGTCATGACCCAATCACACGAACCCGGGCGCAGCACACTTGCGCTTGACCTTGGAACCACCACCGGCTGGGCCTTGCGCGGCTATGACGGGCTGATCACGACTGGCACGGTCAGCTTCAAACCCCGGCGTTTTGACGGAGGCGGTATGCGCTATCTCAGGTTCCAGAACTGGCTCAGCGAAATGGATCGCCTGTCCGGCCCCGTTGCAACCATCTGGTTCGAAGAGGTCCGCCGCCATGCCG